GCCTCGCTTTGCTTTGCTTGTCACTCAGAATTAGACCAAGGCAAGAACATGACCAAAGAGCAACGGCAAGAGATGTGGCACAAAAGCCATATCAAAACGGTGGACAAACTGGTAAAATTGGGCTTATGGCCTGACAATGTGCCCAAAGGAAACGTATGAAATTCAGCGTTAAAAAAGCCGATCCAGTGATGCAATTCACCATGTGCTTGTTGCACAGCGTCACCAACGGGCACATTCTGCATTTGACCACCACAAGCTATTCAGAGCATAAGGCGCTTGCTTTTTAGTTGGCCCTTATATTTTTTGTTTTCAAAGCAAAATTTCGCGTTTTAGCCCTTTAATTGCAAAAAGAGCATCATCCTTACTGATTTGCCCTTGTCTCCATTGCAAACGTATTGCATCTGCCTTAAGGTACATCTGGTGCGCTTGCTCTTGTGTTTCAAAGTACCCAAGACCTATAACCAATGGGCTTATGCCTATTTGACCGCGCCACTTGCTGTAATTTTTAAACCATGAAACACCTGTAACGCCCGACTTGTTACGGTCACTGTGCTTTCTATGTTGAGTGAACGGTTTGGGTTTGGCTTCTCTGCGTTGCGCTATTGCTTGCTTGTTAAGCAGTTTACGTTCGGTTATCCACCAACGGTTAGCCGCTTTAACAGGGTTGTCTACCCACCGTTGAATCCATCTTTCCCTGTTTGCTATGCCACCCATCATGGTGTCAACAGGCATACCACCTCGGGCAATGTTCCAGCCTATGCGGTTAGTAGGTCTTAGCAACCCCTCTATTCGCTCACAATATTCTCGGGTATCAGCTACTAATACCACCTCATAAATTAGGTCTGGGTGTTTGCGTATAGCCTTGTTAACAACAGCGCAATTGCTATCAGGGTGTCGGCGTGATGCGCTTTTATGGTCAAGCCATCTATCTCTAACCATGTTGTGCGTTATCCCTACATAACCCTCTTTGGTTATATCGGTGTGTTCGGGCTTATGTATCCAGTAAACAACAGAAGCCCCTTTGGGTTGGTGTTCAATTCCCTTGTACATTGCTTACAACATACGCATAGTCATGCTTGGTGTATTGCTTCTCACCACTGAAGGCATAGTGGGTGTATATCCCCTGCTTCTCTAGCCCTGTCTTATGGCTATGGTCTGCATGGCATAGGCTTTGAAAGATGTTGTTGAGGAAGGCGTGTTTGCCTATGTGCTTCCATGCGAACACGTGGTCAACGTGCTTTGCCGCTTCTATCTTGCCTCTACTTAGACACGCTTGGCATAGTGGCTGTATAGATAACTGTCGTTGCCTTACTGTCTTCCATGCTGGTGTTTGGTAAATGCTGTCTGTCTCTCGGGTAGGTAGGTTGTCCTTACCCCCGTGCTGGATACAAAAGCTGTTAAGCCTAGACCTCGGCTCTTTGCATCCCAACTCTGAGCATTTACTGTTAGTAGGGCAAGTGGGCATTGTTACTTCAGGAACCGCAACTTATACAGGGTTGAGTCAATCAGTTGGGCAATCTCATCCACGCTGTTCTGTAGTTCGCTGTCTTGGGGAAACTTATCTGCTCTACGCAATGTAGCCACCTCATCTTTGAGGTAGGTTAGGTATTCCAATGGCTGTCCCGGCAATTCGTAATCAGCCGTGAAATCGTGCAATAAGCCGTATTTGCCTTGGAATGCTTCAATGAAACCGTCCACAAGGTCGCCAACTTCGCTGTAAAAAGTGCCAAGCGCCTTATGCTCTGAATAGCTTGTGGTGGTCAAATGCAGAATGTGCCCGTTGGTGACGCTGTGCAACAAGCACATGGTGAATTGCATCACTGGATCGGCTTTTTTAACGCTGAATTTCATACGTTTCCTTTGGGCACATTGTCAGGCCATAAGCCCAATTTTACCAGTTTGTCCACCGTTTTGATATGGCTTTTGTGCCACATCTCTTGCCGTTGCTCTTTGGTCATGTTCTTGCCTTGGTCTAATTCTGAGTGACAAGCAAAGCAAAGCGAGGCAATCAAATTGTCGCTGGCTTTGATTCCCCTTCCTTTACCGCCACCCCAATTAGTGTGCGCTGCAACCACTGTTCCATCGTCTGCCCCGCAGTTTTGGCAAGGTATTTCCCGCGCATTGCGTAACAACGCAGGGCTTCGGATGTATTCGTGTTTAGGAAACCTCATGCTTGTTCAATTGCGGCTTGACGTTTGGGTTGGCTCGACTGTAAATGCCAAACTGCTTATAAGCAATCAGCGCCAATTCCTTTTCCTTTGTTTGTGAGCCAAGTTTTTTGATTGTTCCGACATTTTTGCCAATTTGCCGCTGTGATTCAACAAAATCTGAAGCAATCTGTGCCGCGCTTTTTCCATCAACACCTTTTGCTCTGAAGGTGTGATCTTTCATAAACATACTATCGCGGGGATTGCTTGCCCACAAAAATGGCGAATCTGGATGGCATTTACATTTCATGTGTTGCTCCTTGCTCGGATGGCGGCGGCAAGGTTGTTGCATACATTTGTGCCAGTATGTTTTACATCTTCTGGGCTGTATTCCCAGATTGATGCAATGGCTTTCTCACACACCTTTGCACACGCCTCACGCTCTGCTGCTGCAATGCTGTTTTCGTACTCAGTCCAGTGCTCTTGTGTCCATGTGCGGTTGCGCTCGTCAGCACGGACAAGCTCGGCAAAGCGTTCAATATATGGAGTCAAATCGTGATCCTCCATCCAAGGAGTTGTGCAATCCGTTTCCATAATTAGCTCTGCTTCACGCGCCATCTCAATCACTGTTTTCATTTCTTCTCCCTCAAGCAAGAGCAAGTCCACCCGCTGCTGTCATAGCCAAGGCCGTGGCAGTAAGGGCACTCAGTGTCAGTAACTGCTGGTTTGACAGGGCCAAGCCAACGCTTGAGCCAGTTGATGATGGCGGTCATGTGTTCTCCTTGATTGCATAGTCGTGAAATATTGCTCCCTTGCTGGCGTCACCCACCTTGCAGGACTTGACCCAAACATTCTTTCCGCTTGCAAGCCGCCTCAAATGCCCACGGCGGTCATGCAAGCGAGGTGATGCGTGTGTGCCCCCATTGCCCTCTGATCGAGGCTTGGCTGGCTCAATCCAGACCGTTGTCCAGTCGTAGGTCGGCAGCTTGCCCTGCTGAATCTTTCGGCGGTTAGTGAACGTGTCGCGCACCGATGGGATGTATGCCTCCATGCGGCGATCCATTCCGCTGTACCAAGCTCCAAGCTGCGCCAGCATCAACTCAGCAAGTTCTTTGTCTACCGGTTCATCTTCGTTGACGGAACCATAACGAATCTCGTCACCTTCAATAAAGTAAAACATTGCAGGAATAGGCCGCAAACGTGTGCCTGACGGACCTTTCCACATGGACACAGAAATTCCTTCATCGGGCTCATCCCCCGCTACCAACATCAGAACTTCGTAGCTTGGGTGGTGACGGGTCTTGCCTTGCCAAGCAACAAAACATTTGCCGAACGGCGGTCTGTGCGTCATTACCGGGTCTAAATTGGCTTTTTGCTTGTCTTCAACTGCACCAGTCATGTCAAACCACTTGATGTCCACAATATCTACGCCAGCATCAGACATCAGCTTCATAGAGTCTCGAACCAATTGCGTTGTCATTTTTTCTCCCTCAAGCAACTGCACCAGTACCCGCTGCTGTCATAGCCAAGGCCGTGGCAGTAAGGGCACTCAGTGTCAGTAACTGCTGGTTTGACAGGGCCAAGCCAACGCTTGAGCCAGTTGATGATGGCGGTCATGTGTTGTTTCTTTTTAATATTGATTCAGCAAGAGCCGCGGCTTCAAGTTTTGAATAACAAGATTGATTGATTGCGGAAAATTCTTCTTCAGTTAAACCAATCCATTGGCGCTTTGCTTTTTTACGAACCATGCGCTGCTCATGCAATTCTTGACCTTCCAATTTATGCCCTTTTGACGCGACAAGAGCAAAAATATATTCAATGCCTTTAGAGCCCAAATTTGGAATGGCTTTTAATTCCAATGTTGTTACTTGAAGAAGCTGGTCATAAGTCACTACACCAACAGCCCCTAAAGCGTTTGCACACATTGTTGGCAAACCTAATTTTTTTAATTCATTCATATTTATCATCATGTACCCTTTGTGCCCCAATCGGGCATAGATTCCTTGGCTGACAATGCCTCAAGGTGCATATACAAACGATCAAGTTCATCGTTGTTAAAGTTGCCCCTGCAATAGTGCGACCAGAACCATGTGGCTTCTTCCCAATACATATCCTTGAACAGCCTGTCACGAACAAATGCGCCGGGGCTGTTGGGCATATACAACTTCAATGGGTTGTCAATCTCTGCTTGCATTGCTGCGGCAATTGCTGCGTAGTTCATGCCTCCCTCGCTTTCAGCATGGCATCGGCATACACATAAACAACGCTTGACAAATACTCAGCATAAGATTGCTCCGCTTTTGCAGCGTTAAACAAACCTTGAGAAATAGCGCCTTGCAACGCTTGGGCCGCAAAGTAATCGCGCAAAGTCATGCCTTCTTGTGTTGTTGCATGAGTGAACAGCAATGGAAATGCTTGACCACCTGTGTTTGTATGTTTCATGTTTTGTCCTGTAGTTGATGACAACTCAATTATAAGCAACCTTATGCCTTTTGTGCTGTCTCTTTAAAAATAATTCCGTTGGTTGCGCCCCATGCCTCCAAAAACGTAATGAACTCCATTGCTTGTTCTTTGGTGAAATTGCGCGTTTGAAGGCCCAATTGCACAATGCCTTGCCCATCCAATGACGGAATGATTTTGCCGCCTTGTAGGCCTGTTTCCTTGGCGAATAGGTCTACTAGCAGTCGCTTCCAATCCTCGGTTGACCACTTGGCGCCAAGGTGTTGTGCTTGCGTTGCGATTTCACCAAGCATGGCGTGATACTTTTCTTCTTGGTCGCGGGTCTTGCTTTCAGCCTTAATTTCCATGCGTAGCTGTTTTCCAGCCTTAAGCGAGTCTTTGACCTTGGGCCATACGCTTGCCATCAACGCTGTGGCTTGTTCTGTGTTGTGCAAATGGAAAATCATTGCGTCACCCCAATCATGCGTAACGCTTCTTCAGCGTTGTCAATGCGGCACAGCTTGCCACCGCACCAATTGCCGAAAAAGTCTTGTTGAAGGCGTGTCAAGGTTTTTTTAGGCCCGTCCTTGATTTCAACCAGCCATGTCTGCCCTTCGTAGCCAACCAAAAGGTCAACAGGCAAGCCGATGATCCAAACGTAAGCCCCTGCCGCCCGTAAGGCGCTAACAATTTGGGCTTGGTTTGCGTCCACCCGTGCTGCTCGTCTAATCATTGGATTCCTTCTGTGCGTTCATGCGCTGGCGTAAATCCTCGGCTGCTTTCGCGCCCCGCTTTTTGGTTATGTCTGCCAACGTGTTCTGCCACCAGACAAAGGCTTCTCGCCTCCCATGTTCCAGAATTCTCTTTTTGTAACGCTGTATCCATTCCCGCGCTTCCGCTTGGTTCATAGTCTCCCGTAAGCTCAAGAGCTCGGAGGATGACAAATTCGCTAAATTGCCAACCTTCTCGGGTTCGGTCAAGGATTTGGTTTGCTCGTTCATAGTTCATTCAAAACTTTCCATGCTGTTGCGGCACACAAGGGGACTTGTCCATTTCCAATGGCTTTAAGTCTGTCCACCCCAGAGGCCAGCCCATTAGCCATTCGACCCACATCGGGTTCAGTTTGCCACCAGCGTGAGTTGCAAGCGTAGGCGTGTTCCTGGTGTATTCCGCTGGATAAGCCCCCTCTTTGCTGTTGTGGCAAGTTGGTGTAGGAAACATTTTGTCCCGAACTGCCTGGTTGATTGTGTATTGTGCTGGCTGACCCGATTTGCGTTTCGGTGTCCAATTGGGTTGAGTCCCGCGCTTCCCGCAATTGGCATCTGGCGTAGGCCAATTTTCCGACAATCCAGATTCTGTCCCTTTGGTGGTTTGCTCCAACATCGGCAGCTCCCATAACAGTCCACTTCGTGTCATACCCGAGCGCGGTAAGGTCGCCAAGGACTCGTTCAAGTCCTCGAGTAACGAGCATTGGGCTGTTCTCCACAAAGACGTATTTGGGTCGTACTTCGCCAACCACCCGCGCCATGTGACTCCACATTCCTGATCGTTCTCCGTTAATTCCCGCACCTTTTCCAGCCGCCGAAATGTCTTGGCATGGAAACCCGCCCGAAACAACGTCAACAATGCCTCTCCAAGGCTTTCCGTCAAAGGTTTGTACGTCATCCCAAATTGGGAAAGGCGGGAGAAGTCCGTCATTTTGTCTGGCGCACAGTACGCTTGCTGGATAGGGTTCCCATTCAACGGCGCAGACGGTTCGCCATCCAAGAAGTTTTCCCCCAAGTATTCCTCCACCAGCACCCGCGAATAAAGCCAGCTCATTCATACCACCTTCCTTTTTAATTCAGCCATTTTTGCCAAAGTTTCCAATGACGGGGGAACCGCCTTATGTCGATCGGCTTCAATTTTTAGCAATGCAGGGTCTTTGCCTGTGTGTTGGGCAGGGACTGTTGACCGGGCAATGTCAGCGGCTTGTTGGGCAAAGGTTTGCTTGGGGGCAACCCACTCAGCTTTAAAACTTGCCCATGTACGCAAGCAACATTCTTTAATTGCGTCTTCAACAGTCCAGCCAGCTTTTGTAACTTGGTTTAAAAACAAGTCCCAAGCTGTTTGGGTCAAAGGCGCGTCCTTCTTTTTTCTGATTACAAGCCAATCATTCCAAATTTGTTCATTGACAGAATCAGGCCGCGTTACCAACGAGTCCTTTCCCTTCCTTTTCCCTTCCCTTCCCTTCCCTTCCCCTTGAGTATGCACAAGAGGCGTGACTGACGCGTCAACCACGCGTGCCTCATGCGTGCAAGTTGTTGATTCTTCAAGAGAAGGAATCAAGGACGTTGATTCTCTATTGTTGATAACCTGATGCTGTGACCAAGTTGGTATGCAGCCAAATTCATCTTGTTCGTGCTTATATTTTACGATAAACCCATGCGTGACCAACGCGTCAAGCACGCGTGAAAAGTCAATTTGATCGTATGGAAGAACGTCCAATTTCAATGCTCTTGGCTTCCATTTAAATCTTCCCTCTCGGTCACACGCCGTGAACAAACCAATGTAAGCAAGGCGTAATGGCAGGTTAGTTTTGATTTCTGCTTCATACAACGATTCGTGACGAAACAATTCAGGTTTAACAGTTCTGATTCGTGCCATTGGCCTTCTCCAGAAACATATTTACCAAATCTTCTTTGGTCAAAACTGAAAGAATGTCACATAAGCTATCAAGATCGTAACAATTCCAATACCCAATTTTTGCTAAAGCAAGTATCACATTGGCTTTGCAACCATCGCTTTCTGCGTGTTGATCTGAATGGCAACCCGCACACAAAGTAATGATTGTCTCCATGTCATAGTCCCACGGCCCTTCGGAATATGGGTGATAGTGAGAATGATGTGCATGAAGGGTTTTTGTCGTGCTTCCGCAACTTCTGCACGCAAATCCGTCACGCTCATAGACGCGCAAACGCATCTGTTGCCAGCGAGGGTCTAACAATTTTTCGGAATAGCTTTTATTAGCCATGAGCCGCACCTTATTAACAATGAGCCACCTTGAAAGAAACCAGCGGAAGGCGAGGTGGGGACGCTTTTCGGTCGGGTAATTAGTCCGACCTATCCGGGTTCCAAAACATTATAAGCGATTAAGCCGTTTGCAAGATAGGCCTAGCCTTTTTTTGCCTGATTTCTTCGTGAACGATAAACAGGGCTTGCTCCATTTCCTTGACGGTGCAGTTGTCCAATTGAACGTCATGAATGTCCATCACCAACTTGATGGCGGTCATTTCTGGCCCTGTGAAAGCAAACCTGTCTTTTTCAACGCCACGCTTTGCCATTGTGTGCAACGCATCCTGTGCCGCCCTAATCTCGTTGGCCCAATCCACGCCCAAGTCATCACGGATACGCACCAAGGCTTCGCAAATGTTCATGGCGGCAATCAGCACATCAACGTGATCGCGTGTGCCATTGCCCATCAGGATTGAATCCAAAGCACCGTGATTCTTCAGCTTAAGGTCAACGCCAGCGACAGGCAATGAACCAACCTTTTTCATGCCAGCAAGAATCCAATTAAGGTTGTCAGCCCGCACAGGCCGGGGCTTGTAACTGCTCTTTTTTCTCATAGTGTCTCAACAATGGATGGTTCCAGCTTGGTTGGCTCGTCAATAAACCAATCAGGCTTGAGCGTCTTGAGTTGATAGATTCGCATCATGGGAACGTCTTGCCCCCATTGTGAGATGGCGGCTTGGCTGACACCAAGGATTGCTGCCAACTTCATTTGCGAACCAGCGAGTTTGATAGCTTTTTGTTTTTCCATGCCGCAAGTATAAGGTAGCTGATGTTGTATTTATGCCAACCGCCTAAAAATTTTTTGCAAATATTTTTTAAAGAAGCCGTAGATGGCGCATAAGTGCGCTTATAATTAAGCCATGCCCTGAACTTCTCGGGGTCTATTTAGGAAAGCAAACATGAAACCCTCACACTATCAAACCCCCCGCACCTTGGCTGATTGCACCTTTGTTACAGGTCACAGCAACATCCACAACAACGAACCTGTTTGGGAAACAGTCGCTGGCTACATCTTGGCGATTGCCATTGGCCTGATCTTCGCTTCATTCCTTTTCTACGGGTTGTCCAAATGAAAAACATTGCCACCGCTTTGGTTAAAGCACAACAAGCCTTTGGCCCTGCTTTAAAGACCGCTACAAACCCGCATTTCCGTTCACGGTACGCAGACCTTGCCGCTTGCGTTGAGGCTGTTATGGACGGTTTAAACAGCAACGGTATTGCACTTGTCCAGCAACTTACCGAATCAGACACAGGCGTGATTGTTGAGACTGTGTTTATCCACGAATCAGGCGAGATGTTGAACTGCGGCAAACTTCACGTTCCCGCTGTCAAGCACGACCCGCAAGGTTATGGCTCGGCGCTGACATACGCACGGCGCTACAGCTTGATGGCTGCTTGTGGCATCGCTCCAGAAGATGACGATGGCAATGCCGCCAGCCGTAAGGTGGAAGCAAAGAAGTCCGAGGTTGACGAATCAGTGATGGCAGACCACCTTGCCGCTATTGAGGCCACAACCAATCAAGACGATTTGAAGAAGGCATATGTCAAAGCATACGCATACGCCAACGGCGAACCTGTATGGCAGAAGAAAGTCATTGCCGCCAAAGACAAAATGAAAGGCCAGTTGTGAACAAACAAGAAATGCTAGATCATTTTGCAACTCACGCAATGACCGCGCAAATTCAAAAAACTGGTATTACAAATCCATTTGAACAAGCAGAAATTGCTTATCGCATGGCAACACAAATGGTAGAGCGCCGCAATCGTATCCACGCTGAGTGGGCCAAAGAACAAGAAATGCAGCAAAGATATAAAGCCGCAGATTTACATGAATTAAATTTGCCAGTTAGGTATCACAGATGTTTGGCATCTGAGGATATTTTGATGAAACAAGATTTGTGTAATTGGACAGAGCGTGATTTAAGAAAAATTCCAAACTTAGGAGTTAAAGGATTGCAGTTTGTTAAAGAAGCAATGAATTTAGCTGGCTTGAAATTAAAAGGACAAGAATAATGGAACAAAGAAGCACTGAATGGTTCAATGCCCGTCTGGGCAAGGTCACAGCTTCTCGCGTTGCTGATGTTATTGCTAAGACCAAGACGGGTTACAGCACCAGCCGCGAGAACTACATGGCTCAATTGGTCTGTGAGCGTATGACAGGCACACAAGGCGAGAGTTACAACAATGCCGCTATGCAATGGGGGACAGACCAAGAGCCGCTTGCCCGTGCCGCATACGAGGCCGTTAGTGACGTTTTGGTTGATGAGGTAGGGTTTATTATTCACCCAACAATCATTGCGGCTGGTGCGTCACCAGACGGGTTGGTGGGTGATGATGGCCTGATTGAAATCAAGTGCCCCAACACAGCAACGCACATTGACACATTGTTGTCTGACAAAGTGCCGAGCAAATACAACACCCAGATGCAATGGCAGATGGCTTGCACAGGCCGCAAATGGTGCGACTTTGTTAGTTTTGACCCACGGATGCCTGATGGGTTGCAGATTTTTATTCAGCGAGTGCCTTTTGATGCGGAATACGTCAAGATGCTTGAAGCTGAAATCACCGGGTTTTTAGTCGAACTAGAAACGAAAATTGAGAAACTTAAGGAAAAAACTCATGGCTAAATTACTGAAAGAAATCTCTGTCATCACAGGCAAATACACCAATGCCCAAGGACAGGAAAAGAACCGTTACACCCGTGTTGGTTCGATCATTGAAACCAAGAACGGCGAGATGCTTAAGATTGACGTTATGCCCCTGATGGATGGCGGCTGGAACGGTTGGGCATACATCAACGAACCGCGAGAGAAAGACAGCGGTATGCCGAAAGACGATGACATTAACTTTTAAGGACTGACATGAAAAAAGTTTTGATTGGTGTTTACCTTGCAACGCTTGCCACAATGACTTGGGCATCTTGCACAACGCACTCTTACACAATGAATGGTCGCATGGTGACTTGCACAACCTGTTGCTATGGCAACAATTGCACGACCAACTGCTATTGATTAACGGGCCAAAAGCGGATGCTGGTTACTTGTTCTAGGCAGGGACCACAAAAAGACACCGGGTGATATCATGACAAACGGAGTCCATATGCCAAGAGCCGACCTCATTGTTAATCTAGTGCGTGCAGGCAGCGAAGGCGATCAAGGCTTGTTCAGGTCAACGGTTGAAGCCATTGCCGCCGAAGAGCGTGCCAAGCACCACAACAATCTAGCTGACAGACTGGAGGAGAACCTGCGCGCTGCCAACGCCCGCCCCAAAGCGGCTGAGGTAGTTCGTAGTTTCGACGGTGGTCATGGTGGGCTGCTCTACGAAATCGAACCTCGCCGTACCCTGTCCTCGGTACTTCTACCGTCCGAAGTTCTAAGCGCAATCTCAGAATTGATTGAGGAGCAGCAGCGGCGCGACATTTTGCGTTCCTACGGGCTTGAACCCCGACATAGAGTTCTTCTCTCAGGTCCTCCAGGCAATGGAAAGACAACACTAGCTGAAGCTATTGCACAAGAACTGATGGTGCCGTTGTTTGTGGTGCGTTATGAAGCTGTGGTTGGCAGTTTTCTCGGAGAGACGAGTGGGCGGCTCAAGCGGCTATTCGACTTTGCGCGTACTCACCAATGCGTGTTGTTTTTCGATGAATTCGATACTCTTGGCAAGGAGCGTGGCGATACTCACGAAACTGGCGAAATCAAACGTGTTGTTAGTTCACTTCTTCTGCAAATAGATGCGTTGCCGAGCCATGTGGTTGTTGTTACAGCAACAAATCATGCGGAATTGCTTGATCGCGCGGTTTGGCGACGTTTCCAGTTGCGCCTGAGTTTGCCTAGCCCAACTTTAGAGCAACGGACGGCATGGTTCGATCGTTTCCAAGACCGGCTAGGATGTTCATTAGGCATGGCATCGAAAACACTGGCCACAAAACTCAAGGTAGACAGTTTTTCTGATCTCGAACAATTTTGTGAAGATGTCCACAGGCGATATGTTTTGTCGCTGCCCAACTCGAATATTCAAAGCGTTATCAGTGATCGACTGAAACATTGGAAATGTAGAGTGTCGTCTGATGATTAGTGCGGCACAGCATAGGGTGCTGGATGAGCGAGCAACAAAGACCACTACTTCTATTTCCCAGGCCTACTGCTTCCGAAAGGACGAGGCTATTTCCAAGTATCCAAATGGCTGCATTTCAGATGAATTAATGGTTCACTTCCCAAATCATGGAGTCCAAACAATTAGTCCACGTTTTGCCCCATTGATCCGCAAAGGATTTATTGAAGACACTGGAGAAAGACGCAAATCTTCTTCTGGGCGATCACAACGAGTTATGAAGGTTATCAAATGAGCTTTGCAAACGTAGAAATGAAAGTCATCCAATGGGGTGAAGCCAGAGGCATTGTCCAGAACGGTAATGCTCACACTCAGGCCAAGGTAAAGCTTCAAGAAGAGCTGGATGAGTTGATTCTTGCTATTGAAGAGAACAACATGCCAGAGATCAAAGACGCTGTTGGTGACTGCATGGTTGTGCTGACAATGATCTGTGCCATCATGGATATTGATTTGGTCAGTTGCTACAAAGGTGCGTATGAAGAGATCAAGGACCGTAAGGGTTACCTTCGCCCTGATGGTGTGTTCGTCAAGGAGTCGTGATGCTTTGCGATACTTGTGAAACAGTAGCCACTTGTTTGAAGTCTGGATGCAGAACCACAGTCTCTGCTCTTGATAAACAAGTGTCAGGCAATCACTACAAGGACAAAGGCATCCAGCCTATCGTCTACATCCACGCCAACAATCTTGGCTTTTGTGAGGGCAACGTAATCAAATACGTCACCCGCCACAAAGAAAAGAACGGCGCTGCTGACATTCAAAAAGCAATCCACTACCTTGAATTGCTGCTTGAATTGCAGTACAAAACTTAGGCCATGTCCAAGCCAGTTTTTTGAACCTCTGCAACCCTTCGGCCCCATCCTTTGCCAAAGGTGTCCCATGTCTGCAAATCCATCAAGAAGGACAAGCGGCGCTTTGCATAGTCTTCAACTAACTGGCTTGCATCCACAGCGGCTACAGCGGCCAATGTCTTAGGGCCAATGCCGCCATCAGGCTCAACTCCAACACAGGCTTGCAACCACTTTGCAGCACGACCGGGACCACTATTCACAGCAGCATCAAAGACAACGTAGTCAACGCCTGTTGGCAACTCATCGCCTTTGATCTTGTCCCAATACTTCACCTTGTACATTGGGCCAACAATCTCGGGTGTCAGGTTACGCATTGCTTTTTCGTCAACCTCATGGCCTACCCATTCTTCCCAAACCCGCTTGGTTACGCCAAGGTTGGTCATACCACCCGGATCAGCGGGATGATGAACGTAGCCGCCTTCGTGATGCAAGATTGCCTTTAATGCGGCCTCAAAGTTCGCTTTCATTTCTGTTCCTTATTTGATTGCTGGTGCTTTTGACAACAGGTCAGTCTTAGCTTGTGATCCAGCGGATGATCCAAAATAGTAAGCAATGATGCCCGTCCATGCCGTGCCAAGTGAACCAAGCATCATCAAGATTGCGGGGTTGCTACTGTCCACTTTGCCAATGAACATCATCACCAAAATGCCAAAGAATCCAATGGTCACAGCGCCAGCAAGAATTGGTGGCATCAGGCTACGAGTTGTCGCTTGCATTTCCCGTGCTGACTTTCGGTCTTCAACTTCAAGTTTCTCAAAGTTCAGACCAAGTTCTTGCGCCTGTTTCTGAAGTTCAATCTCAGCGATCTTGACCTGTGCAATCTGTTCTGCTGACAGTTTGTTTCCAGCAATCATGTCACTGACTTTATCTGGGTCAACACCAATGGCTTTGGAAATAGCTGATACAGCCATTCCAGCCAATGGGCCACCCATTGCTGTGGCGATAGTCGGTGCAATTTGTTTAAGCCAATCCATATCAATTCCCTCGTTTGGTTAGCATTGCGCTGGCAATCTCCAGCATGAATTTCACTTGCTCTAGGCTCTCAGGCTGTTGAGGCCATCCCACAGTGATCTGTCCAACAAAACGATGTGAGTCTGGTGGAACACTCACACGGCAGGTATACCCCACCCCCTTTTCGATGTACCACAGCCCAACTTCTGATTGAGCGTAGCGGTATTCTGAGCAGGGGATTTGGTTGGTCATCAAGGCAATCACATCGTTGTTGTTGCCAGCATTCTGAGAGAACAACCCGACATCGATGTCTTCAATGCTCTTATCCCGTCCATCCTTGGTGTACGCCTTGTAAAGCACACGACTGTTGAACAATGGGTTGACCTTGAACACTGCTACAACAGATGCGCCAGTCTTCTTGAACAGCATGGCAGAGGTTTCATCAACCCTGCTGGTGTTTATCTCTGGCAGCTTCTTGGATTCTTTGTAGGCATCCCTCATGAACTCTTGGTTCTGCCAAAGGAAGTATCCAGAGAACGCCACAACACCCATCAGCAAGACGGCAAACAGCTTGAAGGGGCTGTCCACATAGGCCAGCACCTTGTCGATGACGGAAGAGGGCTTATCGTCACTCATCGCAGATACCTGACGTACAGCACGATCCCGTAAATAATCAGAGCCGCCAAAATCAATCCAGCGAGGCTGATGGCGATGTACTCAACCATTTGCTCGGCTCTCTTTTTGCGAGAAGCAACTCTACGAGCCTCAGCTTCTTTGGCCTCGCGCCTACGTTTTGCAGCAGCAGCTTGGAACCTTTGCCAGTCTTCCCACATGCCAGCACGACCAGCGTAGACCATCGACTCGCGCAGATGCTCTTCTTGCTGTTTAAGCTGCTCCAACGCCATGAACTCTTCAAGGTCAGAGCCGCCACCTTTTTGTGTGGCTTTCTCTTGAATCTTGGCTTTGTTGTCAAAGTAATCAAAAACCTTGGACCCAAGGGCTGACAACTCTTTACCGTTTGCCAGTGCAGCTTTGATGACCGCATAGGCAGCGTTTGCTGCTGCAAGTTCTGCAATCATCGCAACACCTCAATCAACACTTTAATTGTCCAGATGACAATGCCGACAATCAGAAATGCCGCGACAAGTGCCTCGGCAAACTCTTTCATTTTGACAACCACATGGCAGAAAAGATTACGCTTGCCATAGCCATAATCATTACCCCTGCCGCCGTTACGATCACGCCTTCCAGCCGCTTTAGCCGTGCGTTGATTTGCTCGTAACGAAAGGCGCAAACCTGTTCGTGGGTTGACAGTCTTGCATCGGTTGCGTCAATTGTGTTCATGGCTTACTACATGGTCAAAGGTTTTTGGGAACTCCCCTGTTGTCATGTAGTGTAGATTGCTCTGAATGCGACTGTCTTGCGGGGCTAATTCTAAAGCCTTTTGGCAAAGTTGCACAGACTCATCCCTGAGTCCAAGGTTCCATGCAGCAATGCTGGCGTAGTCGTATGGTTTCTCAGTCCAGACGGACGGGTCCATTGTGTATACAGCCTGTTTGTCAGTAATCTGCAAGGCAGACTTGGCGGCTGAATAGCTTTCAGCCCACATACTTAGGCGATAGCACTGTGCCGACAACTCAACCCAAGGCTCACGGGTTCCGGGTGCTTCAGCAACAGCCAGCCTGAGCCACTTTAAAGCCTCTGTAGCGTGTCCTTTTTCGGAATACGCCTTACCCAACAGCCTCATAGCGTAAGCCCGTTCATTGGGCCAATTTGCTTCTGGCATCTCAAGGTACTTTTTGAGATACACAATGGCTTCATCCCACCGAGCGTAGAACGTCAACTCACGAGCATGATAGAAGGCATTTCGAGGGCATCGTGGGTCTTCCTTAATTGCCAACTCAAGCAACGGCATGTACTGACCACGCGACTTGGTGTTGTCAGGAAGGTGACGCACAAGCAACATATCTGTGTGCGCGTAAATCTCATTGGTGCGGCCATCAGGGCGAGGATACTCATGGACCGGGTGATGCCAATGGTAGCCCTGACGATGATGAATCTTCTCGTAGAAGAAGCTGATACCACAACCCCAATCAAACTTGTAGCGCAAGCGTGTTGTTTGCTCAGTCCAGACACGCTCAATTTCTTCACGCCATCCCGGCTCCATAACCTCATCAAGATCAAGTGAGATGCAAACGTCATAGTCGCCGGGAATGAGCGCCAATGCTGCGTCACGGGCCTTGTCAAAGCGCCAAGGCTTGATGCAGATGTCATAGACCTTTGCGCCGCACTCAAGCGCTAGTTTTACTGTGTTGTCTGTGGAGCCTGTATCGGCAATCAGAATTAGGTCCGCATCTTTGGCTGAGTCGCAAAATCGTTGGACAAATTGTTCTTCGTTTTTGCTGATTGCGTAAATTGCTATTTTCATGTCTTATCCTAAAGTTTTATGGTTTTGTGGGCCAATTAACAGTCCAAGGAAATCCAGTTTGATTTGTTAAATCTCGCAGTGCTTGGCGATAAACAGCCCATTCATTTTGATTTACAGGCGCATCAATAACTTGAGTCCAATCAGATGAGGCCAATAAAAAATTCCTATCTTCACGAACTTGCAAAGATTTAGAGTTTGCTTCAATTTGTCGCTCATCTTCATCAAGTGGTGTAACGATGTATTGTTGCACCCAAACGCCATCTTGAAATAATGCGGGGCCTTCAATGCGCTTTTGCGTAGATTTATCAAAATAGGGTGGAGTAACAATTTTTAACTTGCTAACCCCAAAATACTCACGCTGTTCTTGCGACAATTTTCGAGCAAAGCAAAAGTTATTTTCATCCCATTGAGTCGGCTCGACATCATGTATGTGTCGAATAAATATTCCATTTTTGTGTTGAATGTATTTTAGCATTGCGCCATCTCCTTAATTTTACGTTTTTCCGTAATGCGCTCAACTGCTGCTTCGTAAGATTTTTCATCGTCAATTTGTGATCTCAATGCAGAAATAACAGCTTTAACTGATTTCATTTGCTGCACAGTTACGGCAAGGCGCTCGGCTGTGCTAAATTTAAATTCACCATCTTCGCAAGTAGACAGCAAATATTCAAAATTGATTCTGTCAAAATCGTAATGAAAAAACTCAACCTCTCTAGCGTATATTGCTTCAGCAATAGTTTCGTATTTGTATTCTGGTGTCAATTGTGTATAAATCATATTTTTTCCTGTTTTATTGGTTGACGTTAAATGCAATGCCTCGGCCTGTTCCTGTTGGCAAAGTCAAAGGATTTGCATATTTAGCACCAAAACCAGACCCACTCCAAGAATAAGCTGTTACAAATGGTGAGGTTTCATGCGCTACAGCTATGGCATTGCCAGAAGCATTGAACGCAACATCCAAACCGTTTCCTGTTGGTTGAGTTGAGGGATTGGAGTATTTAGAAGAAAGACCAGATGCCCAAGTATAAACAGAAATGTTTGGCGCAGCATCATGAGCCACAGCAACTGAGTCTCCAGAAGGCGTAAACGCAACACTTCGGCCAACACCAGTAGGCAAAGTTGCTGGATTTGCATCTTTAGGACCAAATCCAGAAACGCTCCAAGGATATGACGACACAAATGGAGTGATGTTATGGCCTATTACAACGGAATCTCCCGCTGGAGTAAAAGCAACCCCGTAAGAGTTACCTGTAGGCAATGTTGTTGGGTTGGTAAATTTAACTCCAAATCCCGCCTCAGACCAAGGATAAGCCGTTACAAATGGAGTGGTGTCATGCACCACAACTATTGCATCACCTGAAGGACTAAAAGTTACATTTCGTCCAAGTCCAGATGGTGTAGGCGCTACTGGAGCAGCGTATTTAACCCCAAAGCCAGAATCGGACCAAGGATATACAGAAATATATGGAGTTGTGCTTGATGAAACTGCTAAGTAACTAGCGGAAGAATCAAAAGAAACACCAAAACCGTTTCCTGTTGGCAAAGTCGCAGGATTTGCAAATTTAACTCCAAAACTTGTTCCATTCCAAGGGTAGACAGAAACACCCGGAGATGTATCATGGGCAACGGCTATAACATCGCCATTGGGGCTAAATGTTACGTTTCTACCAATACCTGTAGGCAAAGTTGATGGATTGCTGTATTTTGCACCAAAACCAGAAGTAAACCAAGGATATGCAGTAACAAATGGAGAAACATCATGAGCTATAGCAATTGCTTCCAAACTCACTTCTCCCGCATCATACAAATAATTCGCCATCCATTTTGTTGACGTAACCTTAATTGCCATTAAAGTGTTATTTGGAGAAACAATAGCAGTTCCAGTAATGCCATTCCCAAGAACAAGAGAATCAGTGTTAATTGTCACACTTACGGAGCGACCGTTGTTTTCTACTGTAAACAAAACCACAGTGCCAATTGGAAATGCAACACTAGAATTAGCTGGAATTGTGTAAGTTCTTTGTGAAGTGTCGGAAACTGGATGAAAAATCTGCTTTCCAGCATCACTTAAAACAAGAGTGTAATTAGCCGATTGAATGTTTTGAGGATATTTAACAATACTTGAGCCAGAAGGCGTAGAAACCCAATCAGTACCATTTGATGTTAAAACATTTCCAGCATCTCCCGGAGGAACAGAAGCACCCCAAGCAGAACCCGTAGAAATTGCAACGCCAGCAGATGGGTATACAGAGTCACCAGCCGGGCCAGTAGGGCCAGTTGGTCCGGCAACAGTTGAAGCCGCGCCAGTTGGGCCTGTTAATCCAGTTGGCCCGGTAGGTCCGGCAGCACCTTGAATGCCCTGAATACCTTGAATGCCTTGCGGACCAGTAGGGCCAGCCGTACCTTGGATGCCTTGCGGACCTGTTGGGCCTGATGCGCCTGTTGCGCCAGTGTCACCTTGAATACCTTGGATGCCCTGAACGCCTTGTGCGCCCGTTGGCCCAGCAGCACCTTGAGCGCCTGTCGGTCCAGCATTTCCTTGTGGCCCTGTAGGGCCAACAGCCGTTGAAGCCGCGCCTGTAGGTCCAGTTGCGCCTTGTGGGCCAGTGGGGCCAACTACGCCAATAGATTGAATAACAACCAGCAAGTCGTGGTTGTTGATAAAGTTTGTTGTTCCAGTGCCGCCAGAAGTTACCAGCGTAACAGGCAATAAAACATAGCTGTTTGGAACAATAGTTGGGGTGGCTGAAACTTCCCACTTTTGATAGTTTGCAGAATTGTTTTGATCTTGCAGAACAAGAACGTCATTTGTCTTTATGAAAGACAAGAAGATGTCAATGTCAATACCGCCTTGCTCAAGATGGCTTAACGTAATCTGAGTTGCAGAAACTTGTGTTGCGGTATCCCAGAACAAATGTCCAGCAGTTGGTGTGCCAGATGTTTGCGAGGTGTCAGCTTGGTATTGGTAAAAGCTAGACGATTGACCGTCTACACCTTGTGGGCCTGTCGGGCCAGTGGAGCCAGTTGCACCCTGTGCGCCAGCCGTGCCCGTGGGTCCAGTTACGCCTTGGATGCCTTGCGACCCCGTAGGGCCAGCAACACCTTGTTCACCCTGAATGCCCTGAATACCCTGTGCGCCTGTTGGACCAGCAGTGCCTTGGATGCCTTGATTGCCCTGTGCGCCTGTGGGTCCAGTTGGACCTGCAACCGTAGAGTCAGCGCCTGTTGCACCTGTGGGGCCAGCTACACCTTGAATGCCCTGTGGCCCTGTTGGTCCAACATCACCCACATCCCCTTGAGCGCCCGTTGGCCCCGTAGCACCCGCCACACCTTGTGTGCCTTGCGGACCAGTAGGGCCAGCCGTACCTTGGATGCCTTGCGGACCTGTTGGGCCTGATGCGCCTGTTGGGCCGACAATCGGGCCAACATCTACCCACGCAGTCCCCGACCATGTGTATAAGTTTCCGTTGGCTTGAACAATATAAGAGTCGCCGGGATTGTTGCCTGTAACTGGCAAATCTCCAACAGTAGCAACCGTTCCTTTGACCGATACACCAGTTCCTTGCTGACCAGTAGGGCCAGTAGGTCCGACATCACCCTGCGTCCCTGTGGGGCCAGTAATACCCGCAATACCTTGAGCGCCTGTCGGCCCTGTTGCGCCAGTTGCGCCAGCAGCACCCGCGCTACCAGTTGGACCTGTAGAGCCAGCAGCGCCTTGTGCGCCTGTTGGTCCAGAATTTCCTTGTGCGCCAGTTGGGCCTGTTGAACCATTTTGACCAGTAGGTCCAGTAGGGCCAACTTCAGTTGAAGCCGAACCTGTTGGGCCAGTTGGTCCAATAGGGCCGTTTGCCAATCCAGAGTTAATCCAAACCATCATGCGCTCCAAACATAAACATAGCCATTGGCAAGAACAACCCATCCATCGCCGTTTTGATTTCCTGTGGACGGAAGATCGGAAACTGTGGCAACCGTTCCCTTCATGTTAATCCCTTGACCAGCAGGGCCAGTTGGTCCAGCAGGGCCAATTGGTCCAGCCGTGCCGCGATCAATCCTAGCTTCTACGCGAGGCTGCGGGACAACCTCAAGGTTGACGTTGTTTCCGTCAAGAACGGTAACTTTTAAATTACTCATGGCACATCCTTACAGAACAATAACGCCATCAGAGCGAACAATGAACAGCAAGAAAATAATCATGTCATCAGCGGGAGTGCCACCAGAAGCCGGGAAGGATAGCTTGACGCGACCAGAATAGCCGACAGGGTTTTGAGCATTGATTTCCAACTCTGGGTCACTGCTCATCAATCCCCATGCGCCAGCATCAATAACAAGAGTGCAAGCGCCAGCAGCAGCCACAATGTTTGTGACCGTCAACGGAATGGCTGGAGGTGTTGGCGTGTAATCAGCAATGTCAAACGTCAGACCGTTGCGAGTGTCTGTAATGTTGGACAACTCACGGCGGACAATTTGAGCATCAAGCGTTGCGCCAGTTAAGTTAACTGGAACGCTATTGGCTGTGAAAGACAGGTTCCAGTAAGTTTGCTGATCCCATACAAGTTCGCCAGCAAGAATTGGATTGTCAAAGCCGCTGACTTGAGCCAGCGAGTTCTTATTAAATACGGACATAACAGTTCCCTGTTCTCAGGTGGTGACGCTCCCCGCCTACTGGCAGGGCTACGAGTGTCTTGTCATTTTTTATATTCTAACCGCCAAGATAGATGCAAGCAATCATTTGAACATCAGTTGGGCCAGAAAAACTTACGGCTTCTCTGGCTTTTGCTACCGTAATTGACCGAACGATATTGTCGGATTGCTTCATACCTTTGCCTGTGGTGGAGCTTGCCACAATCAAGTCTCCCGGCTGAATGTCTCCACCTTCGCCGCACACATTGATTTGCCCCTCACCAACAGCGTTGATTTGAACAACCTTGTAGGTGGCTTGCAGTTCAGCCAAGTCATAAGGTGGAATCAACTCCATAGTTGATACAGGGCCAAGATCGCCTTCCGTGTAAGTCTCAACTGGCTCCCACAAAATGCCGGGAGTATTTGTTTGCACAGGCAAAACCGCACTGACAACGCCCAACACTCGCGCTTGATTTGCCTCACTGCTGCTCACCACATTGAACAACACGTTGGAGATATTGGCGCGATAAAAGATGCTGTTATCAACAACAATGTCGCCAATTGAAACCGAATCATCAATCGGGAACATTCCTTCGTGGAAGCCAGTAAATGGGCCAGTCCCATCAACAATGTAAATCTTGCCTTGACCACTTGGGCTGTACGCAGAATAAGTGGCCGTTGCAAGTTGAATTGATTTGCTCAAACTTCCAGCGCTGGCGCTACTTGTACCAGAATATCTCTGGAAAGCGCCGCCCAAGCTGTTGGCGTTATCTGCATAGGTCAAACCCCACACGCCAGCGTTTGTAAGGCCAGAACCCAACGCACCAAGACGCTGCCAACTAGAAAATGTATTAGCGGTGGTGTGAGAACCCGACACACCGTTTCCGCTACCAATTGCATTGTTTGCGCTATGACCCCAAATTGTGACGTTGCCATCTAAATTGTTTTGTGCGGCAATGTTTACAAGCGTGGTGTCAGCAACAACTTTGCGGACGTTAAACGAGCTTTTTAATGTGGCAATAACAGTTCCTGTTTGCCCCATTTGAATCCATGCTTGAGAAGCAGAGCCGTTAATCATATTGCCGCTAGAAATTCTATTGGCAGATAAACTCTCAGCAATAATGGAGCCACCATCAATAAACGTAGTTCCAGTGCCAAGTGGCCCAACCGCTGTTGCAAGGTTTGTGAACGTCACCAACCCATCCAAGTTTTGCCAAGTAAACACTGATGTGATTGTTTCGGTGTAAGCGCCGTCATAATCAATTTCTTGGAAAGCAACTTTTACAGCCCAATACTTGTTGTTGGCCGTTGTTGGGACTACTGTTGATGGGCTAAAAATTGCAGACCAGCCAGATGCGGTAATGGTTGCAACTTGCGTATCAAAGTTAAAAGCAACCTGAGATGTTGTTGGCGCTGTTGGAGCCGTGGATTGCGCCGTGTTGTAGTAGAAAAACACTTGCGCGTTTCTTGGCCCTGTTGGGCCAGTGGTCGCTTCTGGTGTCCAAGTAAATGATGAACTTATTGGGCTGCGCGATGATCTTGCTAAATCGTTTGCAACAACATAAGCAAAATAATATGTTGCTGATGTGCTTGCACCAGTTGGCAATACTTGATTTGAATAAACGTATGTGCCACTTGGCGTTAAAGGCTGACCGTCAATAGCAGTAGCAGATGACAATAATTTCCAATCACTGGCGGTAGGAGTGGCAACAGTTGTGTAATACAACTCGCTGTAAGTCACTCGACCTATTGCTGGAATTGAAATGGTTACATTGAAGTTTGGAATTGGACTGCTTGGATTGTCTGCTGTAACTGTTGGCGCTGACAATGCGCTGAAGTAAACAACAGATGCAATATCGCTGTTTGGCACAGAAACATATTGCGTGATGTCAAAGTCATCGTACACAGCCGCGCTGTATTCGCTCAACTCCAGTTTTGCACCAAGACTGCCATCAGGCAAAGATGCTTCGTTCACTTTGACTACACGGAACAACTTGTTGCTCCAGCCGTAATCAGAGTTTGTGACACTGACAACAGCGCCAGCATCAACTTGGATACCGTAGTAGGTTGTGCTGAAGCTGACAATCAGGTCTTCACGGGCTTGCTCAAGAATGCGGTTGGCAAGGTACTGTGCTTGAACCGAGTCATTGCACAAATCATATGTGACGCTGTATTTGTTGACTGGCTCATTTGGATACAACAATCCAGATGGGGTTGCAATGTTGACAAAGTTTGGCTGATCCCTTGCGCCTTTGTCAGGAAACTTTGCTTCAACTTGATTGATAGACTGAGTGATGTCAGTGGCGCTTACTCGCACCTCGCCAATGATGTTGTCATCGTCAAAAGCATAAGAGGCGGTTTCAGCCTTGTTGATGACAATAGACCACTGGCCTTTGGCTGCGTTGTATGCCATCCAAGAATCAGAACAGGTCATTATCTTGTCAAGGTTACTCAACACAGTCTGACCAGCATCAATAACGCCGTTCATGCGGTATCTCGCTTGAGTGGCAGAACCACCGCCAGATGGCGTATATGTAATGACCTCATCTGCGTATGCGTTTAAAGCCGCAACAGAACTTATGTCCACAAAAGCGGGATCAACAGCGCCGCCATACTGCGTGTTCGTTATGTAGTCGTACCAAGCATCACCGGGCTTTGCAACTCCAGTGCTGTTCAACGATTGCTTTACTTTAAAGGTAATTGGAGACAGGCTTGTTGTTCCAGCGTCTTGGCTGTAAATCAAAGTCACGACTGCAAATGCGGTTCCATTCATCTGCCTTCCTGTTGAAGGCCACTGCAAGGAAGTTGCAATTGGGTAATCTGTAAATGGTGTTGTTGGCCCCATAACGACACTTGGCGCAAACCAATTAGGGCTTGCAATGGCTCCAGCTTGTGTGCTGGTGTAAAGACCAATCCACAGATAGCCATTAATTTTTGTGTCCACATTCCCGGCTTCATCTGTAAGGCTGACAACCTTTGCTTGGTCTGTGCCATCAAAAGTGATTTTTCTGTCGCCGTAATACATTTCGGTTTGGTCAAACGTAAACTGACCATTGGGACTGATACTGGAGATTGCTATGACGTAATACATAGCCTTCTGGTTTTCGCTAAGTACCGCATCAACAAACGTGCCGCCAAGATAAGCATCGCCATACACAATCGGGATTGCGTTGACGTTTGATGGTGGAACTTGTTGTCTAGTTCCGCTGTCTTGTGGCCCTTGCTGGTCTTGACCAAAAACGCGAGACACAATCAAAGATACTGCAAAATTAACAGCAAAGGCGGCGGCAGTAAGTGCGAAAGATGCAGCTACACCAGCAGCAGTTACACCAGCCGCCGCAGCGACAATCATTGTTCCAACCATCTTTTACTCCCGTACAAACGATGCGCCCAATGGGGCATAACCGCGTTTTGTGTAATCAATCAAAGGGCCATTGGCAGAAATGCTTGTGACAACAAAATCAATGTCGCCAGCTTTAAGCATCGCTTTAGCCCTCTCGTCAAATGCTTTCCATAGCCTACCGCCAATTGTCCCATTTCGGTGTTCAGGTTCAACCCACCAAAGCAACTCATTCAATTCTTTCAACTCAGGACACCACACATTGCTTTGCTTGATTGCGACAAGTGCGCCGCGCATATGGTCGTCAATGTAAATAAATCCTCGTCCAGCAATGACGCTAAAAAGCAATTGCTCAACGTGCTTTGGATTGTGATGCTCTTGCCGACCAAGCGCCTTGATTGGTGTTTCGTAGGCATAGGCTTCAACAATCTCAAGCAATCTTGGAATGTCATATCTTGTTGCTAGTCTTATCATTTATTGACCGTAATTTCCAGAGTAGTCAACTTGCGTAGTGTCTGTTGATTGGGTTTCTCTTTGTGGTGGCTTGCCAAAGTCAAAGTAGGTGTTGGCAATCGTAGCCACACGGCTCATGCTTGCATCGCCGGGATACAAGAACTGCCAGCTTGATTCGTTTGTCTTTACCCCGCCAAGCCTGTTCTCCAAGATGCGCCGCATAGATGAGCAAGCAATGGAGCAAGTAGCGATCCGTGTTCGCATCTCAGAGTTAAAGTCTTCTGTGATGGAAACGCTGTTGATGATGCCCTGATAGCGTTTAAAGAATTGCGTTGTGGGCGTAGTGATGATCTGGTTGTTGGAATCAAAGAACCCGCGCCACACCTCGACCAACGAACCCTTAATCTCATTGCTAAGAATGATGCTAATGTTTGCCGGATCGATACCCGTCAACGCAATCGTCATGTCATCGCTTGTGGATCGCATGTCGCGCTGTACGTCACCCACATTAAGCAGTGCGCCAAGATTGGTAAACGTGTTCCCGCCAACAGTAATAGGGGCTGCTGCGTTGCAAAATGTATAGACGGTTTCAGCAGTGCCGACCGTCAGTTTGACAAACTCAGCGTGTCTAATTTGTGGCCCACTGAGAGCCGCCATTGTTGTCATGTGATGTACTCCCGGAACACGAACTCACTATCCCATTGAACAAATGCGCCATCGTTCATTGGGTTCAAAGTATACGTTGGACACTTTTCGGCAACAACAGTAAACGTGCAAGCATTTCCGATTGACACTGTAGCGCCAGATGACGGTGTGCCAATCAAAGGACGATGGATTGTCACCACAGAGCCAGCAGAGTCCGCAGTCACCTTGTAGGTGTATCCACCCACCATGATGAAATCACCCGCCTTAAACGTCCCGTTAGAGGTCAAGTTGAGGCTTTGAGTGTTTGGGGTAGGCGTACCATTCAATGTTGCAGCAGTGGCCGTTCCAAGCGTCTTGGTGAACCAATCCAGATTGCTGTTGTTGAACGTGATCGTTTCTGGCAACTGACGGTCTTTGTTGTCAATTGTCTGGATGATGTCGCGTACCTGTGGGTAGTACAAATAGCTGTGTGGCGAAACGGTAAACACCCAAGGCACGGCTGTCAGGTATTGCGCCACAGTGATGTAGCCCGACCTTGCCACTTGCTGTCCAACCATCCTACGGTTGTTCACCGTCATGGACTGCTGGATGTTAAAGATGGTTTGAAAACTCATGCCCTTCTCCCGTTCGATGCCAACTGCTTGTTGGCATACTGATAGCCAGCCCAGATTGTATTGCTGCTCTCCAGCAACCTGTTCTCAAACGACTTGGCATCAATTGCGTTGATGTAGTTATTGGTTACGGTTGTTTGACCACCAATAGACGAACTCAATTGATTGTTTGGAATAATTGTTCCAGCAGTTTTTGGCACAAAAAGTTCAGGCCCGCGCTCACCAACAATGCTTACTTTTCCGACAGGAGGATCGCCACCATTAGCAAATCCCAAACTTCCAGCCAGCTCCATACCCCCGGCTTCATTCATAAAGCCGCCACCACCAAACATATTGCCAAACAAACCTTTAAACATACTGAGCATTTGTGCCCGCAGTTGGATTCGTAGCAAGTCTTGCAAGATGCTTCGGGTAAGGTCTTTGAAAGACAACTTGCCTGAACTTACAAAGTTGTCCAGCGCCTGTGTCATGTTGCCCATTACCGAGTCAAACATTTGAGCGCCGTTTTCCATTGCTGTTGGCACAAAGGCAAAGAATTCTTCAGCACGTTTCAACGCACCTTTTTGCTCATCGCCTTCTTGCATTTCCCTCATTACGCGATTGCGCTCACGGGCCAATTCAATGGCTTGTTCTGCCAGTTGGTTTTCGCGTTTGATGCGTTCTTCACGATCCGCTTCCAACAGGTTTGATTCTTGTTGGATTGCACGAATCTTGTCTTCTTGATTTGCTCGGATGTTAAATACGTCAATGAACAACTGCTTGTCTTTTTCGCGCAGCAGTCTTGTCTGTTGCTCGTAATTAAAGATTGTTTTCTGACGATCAAGCGACAACGATTCAAGCGTTTGACGCTCTTTGATTTGTTGGTTAGTTTTAAAATAAATCTCAACCTGACGGTTTCTGTTTTCGCCAAGTTTGATTTCTTCATCACGCAGCTTTTGCTCTGCTTTCAATCGTTCATCAATTTGGCGATTCATAATTTCGCCAATTTTTATATCTCTTTCGCGCAATCTTGCGGCCTCACGTTCAGCCTCGCGTTTTGCTCTTTCTGCTTCTGGGTCTTTAGCAAGTTTGGTTGCACGAACAGGCCCCCCAGACTTGTCTGTTTTTGAACCGCTAATGCGGGGGTCATCCAAGCCCATGCGACCATCAGGCGAACCCATGACTTTAAATTCAAACGCTTGCAAAGCGGCAAGGTTCGCCAATGCTTCTTTGCGGCCTTCTTTACCAAGGTTTTTAAACTTTGCGAAATCAAATGTTGCCAAAGCAATTGTTTGCTTAACCAACAATTCAACTTCAGTAACGATGCCCTTAATGACAAACGCCACGTTGGCAGCAACCACAGCAACCGTTTGGAAAACAACTTTGAAAGCCGAACCAAACAAATCAGTCTTGCCGCCCAACTGGTCAAAATAATCAATGGTTGCTTTAAGCGGTGGGCCTAATTCAGAAACAAGAACAACGGTAATGTCTCGCGCTTTCTTTTCAAAGTAAGCAAACGTGTCCGCAGCATCTTGGAATGCTTTTTCTTGCTTCTCTGCAATTGGGTTGATTGCCGCCATGCTGTCAGCGAAACCAACAAAGTCCACACCTTTTGCCGCTTTGCCAAAAATCTCCATTGCCAAAGCATTTCGCGTGATTGGGTCTTCAACGCTTTGCAACGAACGAACCAACTTGTTTTGCAGTTCGTCAATGCTCAATGTGCCAACGTCTTTAAGCGTAACGCCAAGACGAGACATTGTTTTTTGCGCTTCAAGTCCACCATCAGCCGCTTTGTCAACAAAGCCAACAAATGAAGAAAGCATCTTGGCAGCGTTTTCAGCCTTACCGCCGTTGTCTTGCAAAGCATTACGCAATTTAAGGACAGTGCCAATTGCCACATCGTTGGCTTTTGCCAGATCAACAACGTCATCAGCGTAATTAAGCGCAGCTACGCCAGCAGCTGTTAACGCTGTTGCCGCAATTTTTCCGTACTTGCTGGCAGCATCGCCAAACTGCTCCAGCTTTTTGGATGCCCCATCAATGCCGCGAACAAACTCCGCGCTGTCAATGCCAAGCAAAACGCCCAAACGGGCAATCATATTAGCCATCTTGTTTCACCTTAAACCTGTCTTTTACAAATCCCGGTGCTTGACTCATGTACGCAAGCAAGCTGTTGTTGACTGCTTGTTTTTGAACTTCTGGGGGCAACGGTGGATACATGTAATCGTAAGCGGAACCCGAAATGTTGGCTAGTGTATAAGGCTGTGATTTTGCGGGATCACGCACATAATTAAACACACCAGCAATCAACGTTCCAAGCAACTCAATGGTTTTGTGGTTTCCAAGGATGCCATCGCCGTACATCGTCTGTAAACGAGCCATCGTCAACTCGTCCAACGCAGCAATTGAATCAGGGGTATGCCCGTTAAAGACCAAGGCCGTTTCGACCTGTGTCCTTAACGAGCCAATCAGTTTCCCCGAGTTTCCTTGTAGTTGGGGCTAATTACTTCCCCAATCTTCTCGCACAAAGCCAACTGAACATTTAAAGGCCATTCGGATTCAATGTCCTCATACGTAATGTCTGCCAACGTTGCTTCTGGGTCTTCTGGAACCAACAAACGGATGTATTCGACAATTCTGGCCTCTGTCAGCGCCTTGTTCCTTGCCGCCTCGCGCAAAGATTTGCCTTGCACCAAAATATCGTTTTCCAAGAACTCAAAGCCCGAATCAGCCGCTTCGGACGATTCGCGGAACTTCTGCAATGGCTCAACCAACAGTTGATAGATTGCATCAATCTTGGATTCTTCAGGGTTTGTAATGCGCGAGTAAATTGCATCTGATTCAGCAACCAACGGCACACGGACTTTAAAAATAAAGCCGCCCAATTCAAATTTGCGAGTCAGAATCTCGCGGCGCATCTTGTTGTAATTTGCGCCAAATGCGTTGCTCAGTTTTGTCATGTCTTTGCCCTAAATTTGAGAATGTATTTTCTTAACTCATCTGCCAACCGATCAATCGTTTGTTGCGATTGACTTTCTAACGCTGGTCGCAGATACGGATGCGCTGGTGTTTTGGCTGTGCCAAACTCTTGTGCAATGGCCCTAGCATCGCTTTGGAAACCCTCAAAAGCCGCCGCCTGTTCTTGGGTAGCACCAAGTTTAATCATGCGCCTTCTGGTGCGCTCTAGCCCTTTGCCTTCGCTCATGGCTTTCATCTTCTTACCAGACGCTGTTGTTACCGCGGCAATTACAGCATCGTTCTTGGTGATGTATTTTGAACGCTTGTCACGGCTAGTTGGCCTTCGCGCTTCAACTTGAAGCAACAACTGCAAAGCGCCCGTATCAACAGGTGCTTTTTGTTGCGCCAAAGCCAGCACGGGTTTCATTGCCGCCCTTGCCGCAGGGATCAAGATTTTGCTTCTGGCTTTCTTGTCACCAATCTCTTGGGCAAGTTCATCAAACGCTTTGATAACGTCACCAAGGCCTTCTAGCTTAATGGTCACGCCACCCATGTCATGCTCCCGGCTTAATGATCTTCTGGTAAAGATGATTGTTTAACTCGCTCACATAATTGACGATCTCATGAGGCGTCATTTTGTCAGCGTGTTTAGCCGCAATCTCATGCGCGAGACTGATAGCAGTGATTTTTTGTTGCTGAAACCCAAACCAGTCCTTGCGGGAACCGGATTGGGTAATCAGAAAACTCAACAGGTCGTTTCTGTCTTGTATTGTTGTGTTCATCATGTTTTATGCGTCATTAGACCAGCCGTATTCATCGCCACCAACAGGGTGCAACGTGAACGTGAATTTACCTTCAGCCGCGGTGTTCATGTCCCAAGACATACCACCAACGCGAGCGTTAAAGGAATAAGCAACAGTGTCGGAACCGTCATAAGCAGCCACAACGTAAGTGCGAATGATTGTGCCGTTGTAACCGTCAGCACGGATCAGCAACTGAGCCGCATCAGAAGGATTCCAAGGGCAAGTAATCGTCATGGACGTAACTTGGTTTTGGGTGGTGATCTTTGCACCAGTGCGCTGACCAGCAATCGAGTAAGCCGCGAATGCGTCATCAGTACCGAATGGAGGAATGACTTCCACAGGCACTTCGATGCCATCAGTGCCAGTACCGCCAGCCGCAGTGCCAACAATATCAGCCACTTGTGCTGTCCATGTTGACAGTTGCGAAACGGTCAAGGGTGTTGGGGTTGCGCCAGTTTGTGTCCACAGGCTTGCTACAAAGCCGGGAAGAACCTTATTGATAAGAGCCATTTTGAGTTTCCTTTAAAAAAAGTTGTTCGGATATTGTCTTATCAGGTCTGGATGTAAAGCGTACAGTCCAAGAACACTTGTGCAAGTTTTTCCGTGTTGTCATAGCTGTTATACAGCCAAACAATGTCGGTCTTACTTACTTGCATTGCGTTACCACCAGTTCCATAAACACCACTGTATCCGTGCAAGGATTGTAATATCTGATTGGAAATTGTGAAACCATCTTCTATAACTTGGGTGAAGATACTTACCTGAAAGACGGGTGTATCAATACCTTTGTTGTTTTGCATCTGGCCTGTATATACAGGTTGGTGGACGTTACGCAAGTTCCATGTGATGAACTTGGGTTGCGTTGCAAAGTTACGGTTGAAGGCTGCGTAAACAGGAATTGGCGACACAACGCTTTCCAACTTGCTTTGGAATGCTCTGCCGTATGTGATGACGTTGTTTTGTGCCATTTATACCGCCGTGTTTGGATCGCTTCTGTAGCACAACAACGTAACCTTCATGCGGTCGTTGCTTTCGCGCACATCGGTAATGCGCCAATCATTGCCGCGCCATGAAATCGAATACAAGTCCTGACGATCAACAATCTCGCGGGTGTTGGGCGTGTAATTCAGCGTGAAATTTACCAAGTCCTGATAGACCCGGTACTTTTCCGAGATGCGAACGTTGTTTGACACATCATGTGTCAATGCACGGCTTTTAAACCATTCCGCAATGCTCGTTGTCTGTTCGCCAAATGAGGATTTGGCAAACGTCAAACGATTGACGGTGATTGATTCGTAACGTGCAATTCCCATTACATCACCAGTGGTTTGTATGGACGCAAAAGGGTTTCAAAGCCAAACGGAATGTTTTTGAGGTTCATTTCCGTTGTGTTGCTTCGGTTGTTATACAGGTGGGTCAACAACAACAAGGCGGCTTGCTTAATTTGTGGGTACGTTTGCAACGGGTTAGGTGCTGTCGTGTATTCCACAAACACAGGCGCTGTCATTGATGTGTTCACATCTGTTGGCAAGTTCTGAACCAAAACCTTGTTGCCTGATGGGTCGTATTGATAGCTACTGGAAGACAGCACCACGCGATTTGCGGGGAAATCTGTACCGTAGTAACCAACAGCATCAATCTGCACACCCGCTTGGCTTGGGTATTGGTTTTGACTGACTTCAGGCAAATCCAAGGCCACAGGGCTTGCGGACAAACTCTCTGTGCCATACCAAACGCGATACGTTATTGAGAAAATTGACATTCCCAAATAGTCTTCAACCGCGCCACGGGTAGCCAGTTCAAGTGACTTCAGAAAATCATCTTGCGATTCATCGCCCCAGTTGTTGATCTGGTTGGTAATTTCATCCAGCGTCAACCAGTTAGTCACCACATCACGGTCGATTTGCTCGACCTTGACGTAGTTAAACGGATTGCGCGTTACCGCTGCAAACGGATAACCTTGATTGATTTCTGAAGGCATTGTTGCTCCAATTAAGCAGCAGACGCACGAACACCAGCAAACGGGTTGCGAACGGAACTGACCATGCGCTTTTCCGCAAACATCGTAATGAAACCGGGAGCAGTTTGTTCCATCATTTGCACAGACATTTCCTCAATGTCAGCAATTGTCAGGAATTGTTCCCAATTTGCCAAGTAGATGGGGAAAGCATCCGACAGATAAGCGTTTGCAATGACAGGCCAACCAAAGATGTTGCCAACAGCCGCGCCATCGGATTCGCCGATTTCAAGGAACAGCGGCAAGCCTTGCGAGTCTTTCAATTGACGCAATGTTTGGATCATTGCTGGTGTCATGTGCCAAGCAGTGGTTTCCATCGACCAGTATTGCGGGGGCAATGCGTTGGCCATGTTTGTGATCTTGTTATAGGTGGGAGTCGTGCCACCAAAAGACACCGTAGCAATGCTGTGAATGCCGTTTGTAATCGCAGTGCCAGAAGTGCCGTAGGCGCTTGTGCTTGCAGTGACGTATGAGTCCAAGCCACGCAAACCATTTGTGCCACCAGTGGTGGTTGTGGTGCTTCCAGCTTGATCGTCATTAAGCGCCATAGACTGCGCTTCCAATTGGCTAAATTCAAGATACAAGTCTTGAACCAGTGTTTCTTCAATACCGTTAATGTCCGACAATGCGGCTGTACGGATTGGCAATTGTGCGGTCAACACTCGCACAGGCAGTTGCCAAATGCTGGTGTTAATGTTTGGGGAACCGCTGTTGGGGTTGATTGCGTAGCCCCAAGGGTTTGTGCTGCTTGCGGCGTTACCTGTCTTGGCAACGAATTGCACATCAGAGCCTTTTGCCGTGATCTGGCGTGAACCCATGCGGAACGGGTTAGCCTGACGTAGCGCAGAAAAGGAATCGTCAAAAACAACATTACCGCCAACATCTGAGCCGGAACCAGTCAGCGCAGAGGCTTCAGTCAAGTTAATGTCAACCTTACCGCCTTCGGCAATGGCTTTTTTGATTCCGTCTAGGATTTTTTCGGTCAGTTTCATGTTGTTTCCTTAGTTGAAAAAGGCGGGGGCCGTAGCCCCCACCAAATGGCAACACCTTAAGTCGCTGTGCCTGTAGAACGGAAGCGAACCATCGAGAAGGGATCTCGCACCGAGTTGCACAGCCGTTTTTCGCCGTAGAAAGTAATGAAACCGGGGGCGGTCTGATCGTAGCGGCGCAGAACCATGTTCAAGCGATCTACGATTGTGTGCGCCTTGGACCAGTCACCAAAATACATTGGGTACAGGCTGGTAGTGCCGGCAGAACCAGTTGTGGCTTGGCTAGGATTATCAACGTACTTGTTGACCACCACATCAAAGCCCAACAGGCGACCAACGATACCGTCAGTTTCCAGAGGATGCATACGCTCAAAGATTGGAGTGCCTTGGCTGTCTTTGAGGCCGCGAATTTGCGACAACAGCACAGGGTTAATCATGAACTTGGCATCACGGGTCCAATACTGCTGTGGCAATGCGTAAACAAAGTTCACAACGTCTTGGTATGTGATGTTTGCAGCGCCCACGGTGTTGGCGTTGGTGGTCAACTGGTCATAGGTAGCCAAGCTGTGCAAACCGCTTGTGGAACCTGTGCCGGAAGTGCCGTATGCCGCAGTGGAGGTCGTGCCGCCTGTGTAGGTAGCATTTGCGCCAGCGTACTGATCCAAACCCCGCAAACCGTCTGTGCCGCCGTAGCCGCCAGAAGTCTGGTCATTGTTCTGAATCATGGATTGGGCTTCGAGTTGAGCGAATTCCAAAAGCATGTCTGAAACAACGTTGGCTTCCAAACCGTCAATGTCGTCCAATGCCGCGGTACGGATTGGGAATTGGCAGTTCATGTCTTTCAGCACCAATTGCCAGATGTTGGTGTTTTCAGTTGTGTCCGAACCGTTGTTCTGGATGGCATAACCAAAAGCAGCACCAGCGTTGCCTGTCTTCGCGCGGAACTGATAAGACGAGCCATCAGTTGCCACGATGCGGCTAATGTCGCGCAGGGGGTTAGCCAGACGCAAAGCAACGAACAGAGGATCATACGTAGTACGACCACCCTTGCCATCGCCAGAACCTGTCAAAGAAGATGCTTCTTTCAGGTATGCGGCGTACTGGTCATCGCTCTCAAACAGCTTGATTTCTTTTTCGACCAAACGGGTTTGCTTGGTGAAATCAGCCAGTTGTTCTTTAACCATGCGGTTCACATCTTGCTGAACAGACTTGGCTTTTTCGCGGTGAACCACGGGGGCTTGAACAGCGGCAACTTTGGCTTCCAAAGCGGCAACCATTTCGCTGATTTCGGCTTTGACAGCTTCAACAGCGGCGGGGATTTTTGCTTCTACAGCAGCAACGGCATCGGCTTGTTTAGCTTCGATGGCGTCCAGTTTTTCAATGATTACTTGAGACATGATTAACCTTTCAGTCGTTTGTCGAGGAGTTTAAGAAGTTCACGTTGCTCGAGAGCCGCAAGAACTTCAGCTTCGGTTGCCTCCGCATCAGAATCACTCTGAATTGGTGCAATTTCAATTGGCTTTTTCACAGCATCACGCTGTTCAATCACCGACTTGAATACAGATGCAGCGGCAACCGACATCTGCTTGGACAGTCCTGCATCCCGCAAGGCTTCTTCCAATACTTTCAGATCAGCGGAACCATCCTTGCGGAAATATTCCAATTTGCTGACCTCTGCGCTTGGGTTGTTTGGATGAATCACCACGCTGACCTCAGACAAACCACCCTTGGTGATTTGGAAGTAGCCTTCATCGTAATAATCGTTGGAACCAGCAGGGAAAACGTCACCGTCTTCTTTGACCCATTGATATTCTTCAGCGTATGCGCCAACAGAAACGCCGCCAAACATCATGGGCGATTCTTTCATTACGGCATACAGGTCTTTGCCTTGTTGCGTGTTCATGTAGATACGACCGCTGGCATTCATGCCGTTTTCGGTCATCTCAATGTCAGTCCACTCGCCAACGGGAATGTTGTTTGCCTCATGATTGACAAACATGGGCAACGGGCGGCCAGACTCGCAAAATTCTTTGCACCAATCCATAAAGCCTTCAGGCTTGTAGAAGAAACGGCGACCATCAGCGCCTTCACGTGCGCCCCAAGTGGTCACGGTAGCTTCAATCAGGCCTTGATCGGCTTCGTTCTTTTCGGTGCTTAGTTTTGCTTCGCAAACCAGCGTCAAGTGTTTGGTCATAGATAACCTCTGAGGTTTTAAGCAGATCAATATCTTGTATTTTAGGTGGTCTGCCGCGCCTTTTCGGCGCATCAGCACTTGGCTTGTATGTTGCCAAGGATATTATCATTTTTCGGAAAATAAGGGACACTTATTTTTTTCCAATGTTTAATTTCCGAGTTTGATTGCCCCCGCCACCGCCTGTGTCTTGTGGGCTTGAACCGGGAATGGGTTCTGCCTTATCGGATTTGTTTGCCAATTCATCAGCGCCTTCAATGTGACCCATGCCCAGATATTCTCGCGCTTCATTGGGTGTCATGATGCCACCAGACACACCAGCATTGGCAAAATTCATCTGGTCAAGCGGTGCGCCTTTCAGGAAATTGCGTGTGTCAAATTCTACGTACAAATTGGGATAACCAGCAAACAAATGCTGTTTCAGCTTCTGCTGTACGTTGACCAACAACGGGTACATGGTGGATTTGTAGAACTCATCCAACATTGTTTGGGTGTTGTTGTACTTTTGATCCGACAAACCAACCATTGCTGGCGGTACGCCAAATACGCCGCAAATCCGCTTCATGGTTTGCAATTTCAATGCCGCAGCATCCGCATCTTGCAAGTTAAGCATCTGGATTGGCTCATAGGTCATGCCCTGATCCAGCAACATACCTTGACCCGCTTTGGATTGGTCGGAATCTTTAGAACCCGTCATTTGGTTCCATGCTTCCTTCAATCGGCTGGCGATTTCCTTATATTTGCCATCAGGAATCACTGCCGCTGTCTTAAACAGGCCAGAAGGCTTTGCGCCGTTCTGCATGATGTAATTGGCGTACAGGTCAATGTCTTGGTCAAGGCCGACCAACTCAGAAGCCAAAATGCCTTTGTTGAAACCAGCCGAACCTTGCCATGCTTGATCTTTCACGTGCATGATTTGGTAATAAGGCATTGTGTTGCCATTAGCAAACCCAAAATAATCGTTCTGGCCCATTGGGGTGCTGATGCGATAGGTCGGGTAACGTGTGGGCGTAACAGTCGCAGCAATCAACGTGCTGTCCATCACATACATCTCAAGCGGTGTCTGTGTGCTGTTGTCCTGATCTTTGCGCCACCACAAGGTAAACGCCTCACCCGACAATTCGTGCCACATCAACCACTGATACCAAAATTCATATTGGCTTTGGAAGTTGTTTGGGTTTGCCAACAGGCTGGTGACTTGTTTTGCCTTGGCCTTGTCGCGGGGTCCAACAGAATCAGATCGCAGGGCATCAACAAACGTGCCGTTGTCATCTTGGTAGACAACCTTAATAGGCAATTGACCTAGCGCACGGGCCTTCACACCCACACACGACATGATGGTGCTGTTGCGCGACAGAACCGACATATCCACGGGCCGACCAGCGTTTGTTGTGCTGGCAGTCGTGACATACAGCACTTGTTGCGCTGTGCTTGTGCCTTTTTGACCCGCCGCCCACAAGACGTTGTTGCCAAGGGCCGTTTGGCCGAACAATGTATTGCTCTCAGACTGGCCGTTTTTGCGCTTAAAAATGTCAAGAATTGCCATGATTTCCCCTCAATTTCC